ATCGACTACGACTCCTGGGCCGCGCTCGCAGACGACGGTGTCATTCAGACCCCGGAGTTCGTCAGCTTCGACGTCTCCCCCGAGCGTAAGGGAGCGATCGTCATCGCCGGCCGGCGCAAGGACGGGCTCATCCAAGCCGAGCTCGTCGAGTCGAAGGGCGGAACTGCCTGGGTTGCCCCCAGGGTTGCCGATCTGGTCAAAAAGCACCGCGTTAAGCCCGTCTGCGACGGACGCGGTCCCGCGTTTTCGCTCGTTCCCGAGCTCCGAGACTTGGGAGTCGAAGTCGAAGCTCTGAACGCGACCGATCACGCGGCCGCGTGCGGGCATCTCGTAGACGCGGTCGAGCGGCAATCCCTCCGGCATCTCAATGACCCCGAGTTGAACGGGGCGGTTCGGGCAGCCGTCACCCGACCTCTCGGAGACGCGTGGGCGTGGTCTCGGAAGGACTCCTCGACGAACATCGCCCCCCTCGTCGCCTTCACGCTCGCGGTCTCGGCTGCGCTGACGCACGAGAAGCCGCGTAAGGCGGCCTTCGCCTTCGGATAGCTAGCCGATAAGCCCAGCGTGGGCCTGAAAAGTTGGCTGCGTGGCGATGAGCGAAACCGAAACGTCCCGATCTCGATCGAGGACTACATCGGGATGCTCAACTCGTTCATCTACAACGGCAACCAATACCCGTTGGGGCTCTCGTTCACATCCAGTCCTTCGTTCGAGGAGGACATCACTCCCTCGTTCTCCGGCTACGCGGCGCAGGCATACCACTCGAACGGACCCATCTTCGCATGCCTGCTCGCTCGGGCTTCGCTTTTTTCGGAGGCGCGCTTTCAGTGGCGGGAGTTCCGGCAGGGACGTCCGGGGAGGCTTTTTGGAGACACCTCTCTCGAGCCTCTGGAGAGGCCGTGGCCGAACGGCACGACCGGCGACCTGCTCGTTCGCATGGAGCAGGACTACTCGCTCTCGGGGAATTTCTACGGCACGACCCGCTACGGGGGAATCCAACGTCTAAGGCCGGACTGGGTGACGATCGTGATGGGATCGAACGTCGACGTCGACCACCCCGACTTGGCTCCCGATGCGAAGGTGATCGGCTACGTCTACCACCCTGGCGGGCGAGGATCGGGAAGAGACCCCGTCGCCTACCGAGTAGAGGAGATCTGCCACTTCACGGGCCCGAGTCCGGATCCGACAGCTCGGTTTCGCGGCATCTCTTGGCTGACGCCAATCCTGCGCGAACTCCAGTCCGACAACGCGGCCACGAACCATAAGCAGAAGTTCTTCGAGCATGGCGGACCGAAGCTAGCCGTCTCGATCGACCTCCCCGATATCGCCGAGTTCCAGGACTTCGTCACGCAGTACAAGCAAAACAACGAGGGCTCGGCGAACGCCTACAAGACACTTTTCTTCAACTCGGGGACTCCCAACGTTTCCGTCGTGGGCTCCGACCTGCAGCAGATGGACTTCAAGGTCGTGCAGGGACACGGGGAGACGCGCATCGCGGCCGCGGCAGGGGTGCCGCCGATCGTGGTCGGCTTTTCCGAAGGGCTCGAGTCTGCCACGTATTCGAACTACCAGCTCGCCATGAGGCGGTTTGCGGACCTGACCGCGCGGCCCTGGTGGCGGATGGCGGCGGCCTGTCTCGAGTCGGTTCTGCGAAAGCCCCAGACGGCCTCGATGCTCTGGTACGACGATCGTGACATCCCAGCCCTCAAGGATGACATCGTCAACCGGGCAGACGTACAGGCGAAACAGTCGGCGGCCGCAAAGCTACTCGTCGATGCTGGCTTCGAGCCGGATTCCGTGGTGGACGCGCTGACCTCGGACGACATGACCCGCCTTGTCCACTCTGGTCTCACGTCGGTGCAACTGCAGGCGCAGGCGCAGATTCCAAAGCCGAACCAGCCTCAGCTTCCCCCCGCTCGCTCCGCCTTGGACGAACTCGAGGAGATTCTAGAGCGATGAGCGGCTCGCTAGCCGATAAGCGAAACATGATCGAGACCACGTACCGCTCGGCTGAGCTCGTCTACCGCGCCGGAGAGGACGGCGAGCCAGACATTCTCGAGGGCCGGATGGTGCCCTACAACCAGTGGACCGAGATCCGCTCCTCGATCGAAGGGCACTTCATGGAGCGCGTACTTCCCGGTTCGCTCGCGAAGACGCTGCAGGAGAAGGCCGGACGCCTGAAGGTGCTCTTCGAGCACGGGTTTTCGCGCTCACTCGACAGAGCGCCCCTCGGTGTCGTCGCTTCGGTCGACGACCAGGACGAGGGACCGTTTTACCGCGCCACGTTGCTCAGAAGCGTGCCGGCGATCATAGCGGACGGAATCCGCGCCGGCCTGTACGGGACTTCGGTCGCTCTGCGCGGCGTCAAGGTGGACGTGAACCCCAACCCTGACAAGTCCGAATACAACCCCGAAGGCATCCCGGAACACTCAATTCGGGAGGCCTCTCTGAAAGAGATTTCCGTCGTCACCTTCCCCGCTTACGAGGGAGCGACGGCGGCGCTCGCGCGTTCCGTGACGGACGACCTGCTCTGGTCGATCGTGCGCGAGGATCCAGCCCACTGGCTCGAGATCGCACGGAAGCAACAGGCAGAAGCAGAGCCGACCCACTCGGAGCCTGACGACCAGGAAGACCCTGGCGTAGAGGCGAGCCGGGCCACTCCGCGCAAGCCGACGAAGGACTACCTGTCGGACACGGAGGAGAGCCCATCATGGAAGATCTGACACGCTCGGAGCGTGAGGACCGCATCAAGGAACTCACCGAGCTCCGAGAGCAGCTGAACGTCGAGGCTGCGAACCGCCGCTTCGAGGAGGAAGAGCGCGAGCGGTTCAACGCCTACAGCGAGGAGATTGAGGAGCACGAGGAAACGCTCCGCGAGCTCGACCGCCGCGAAGCCGTGATCGCAGTCGCAGAGCAGAACGGCCACGGCGAAGACGTCAAGTTCCAGATCAAGAAGCCGGGCGTGACGCGCGGCGACGACATCTGGGACATCGGCACCCTGCCGAACCAGATCGCAGACCCGGACAAGTTCCGCTCCGAGGTGCGCGATCGCGCGCTGCGCGCAGTCGAGGAGTCCCGCTTCCCCGGCCATGAGCGCAACAAGGAAGACGTGCAGTCCCATCTCGAGGACCTGCTCGACGACGGTGAAAGGCGCCGCGGCGACCTCGTCGGGATGCACTACCTGCTCACCGGCTCGCCCGAATACAAGCGGGCCTTCACGAAGTACCTCTCCGGGGCTCCAAGATCCCAGCGGGAGGAGGAAGTGCTCTACCGCGCGATGTCGCTGACGGCGGCCTCGGGTGGCTATGCCGTTCCGTTCGTCCTCGACCCGACCGTCATCCCCACGGGTGCCGGCGCGGTCAACCCCTACAGGGCGATCTCGAACGTGCAGCAGATCAACGTCGATGAGTGGCGCGGCGTCACGAGCGACGGCATCACGGCCGCCTTCGGGGCCGAGGCCGCAGCGGCGACCGACTCCTCTCCGACGCTCGCGCAGGCGACCGTCTCGACGGAGAAGGCGTTCGCGTTCATCCCCTACTCGATCGAGATCGGGCAGGACTGGGGCTCCTTCGCCTCGGAGATGGGCGCGATGCTGCGCGACTCCAAGGACGTGCTTGAGGCGACCAAGTTCGCGGTCGGCTCGGGCACGAACGAGCCCTTCGGCGTCGTCACCGGCGCCTCCTCCTCGGTCTACACGGCCTCGAACACGAACTCGCTCGTGGTCGCGGACCTGTACGGCTGGGAAGGGGCCATTGGCGCCCGCTGGCGCTCGCGCTCATCGGTCGTGATGAACAACGCCGTCCTGCAGAAGATCCGCCAACTGGACACGGCCGGCGGCTCCGCGATGCTGACCTCGAACCTCCAGCTTCGCAGCTCGGCCAACGCCTCGACGATGACCGATGCTCGGGCGAACGTCGACCTGTTCGGGCACCCCGTCTACGAGGCATCCGGGCAGTCGGGAACGTTCACGACCGGCCAGCTCATCGGCGTGCTGGGTGACTTCTCGTACTACAAGATCGTCGACCGCATCGGCCTGACGATCGAGAACATCCCGCACATCTTCGGAGCTGCGCAGGGGAATCTCCCCACCGGACAGAGGGGCCTGTACGCCTACTGGCGTGTCGGGGCGAAGGTCATCTCGGCCAACGCCTTCAAGGTCCTCAAGCTCGCGTAACCGAAAGGGGGGAAACGAACATGGCGAACGAGAAGAAGCTCGCAGAGGAGAAGGCGAAGGACATGGTGCCGGAGGCACCAGAGCCGCTGCCCGCTCCAGGCGAGAAGGTCAGCCTCAAGGGCGATTCGAAGCTCCCCGTCTACGACGAGGAGGCGAAGATCGCCAAGGCCGCAGAGGTCAGGGGCAACTCGGACCTCGTGCCGGACACGCCCTCGGGCTATGCGCTCAAGCAGCTCGGCAACCTCGACGGCGAGGATGTCGACCACTCGAAGGAGGGCGCGACCGAGGCGGCACTCGCCCACGGCGAGGCCTACGGCCGGCTCAAGTCCGCTGTCCGCTGGGGGTACATCGTCCCCGGCGCAGAGGAGGACTAAAACGAAAAGTCGAGGGGGCGGCCTCCAGGGTGTCGCCCCCTCAACCCTGGAAAGGAGCATTTCATGGCACGCGGAAAGATGATGGTGGCAAGAGAAGACATCGTGGTCGTCGTCGGCGCCGAGCCTCCGACGTACGGCGAGGTCGAGCTCGTCCACAACAAGACGGGTGAGAAGGTCACGCGCACCGAGACGACGATCGTCCTCGACGAGGGCAAACCTGGCGTCTCCTATGCCTTCAAGGCGTTCCAGAAGGTTCCCTCGAGCCATCCGGCCGTCAAGGACTGCCCGGGCGGGTTCATGCCGCTGGACGATGTCGACGAGATGGTGGCTGCCGCTAACGGTCTCTCGTGATCTGGATCGTCCGCGCGCCGGACGGCTCTGAGGTCGCGCGCTTCAACAACGAGACGCAGGCGAACATCTGCCAAATCGAGCACCCGTTCGCGACCGTCGAGGCGATAGACGAGACGCGCGACGACCCGAGAGCGGCGCAGGACGAGGGGACGATCTACCGATGAGCGACGCCGTCGCAGAACTGATCGCGCAGGGCAAGCCAAGTCTCAAGCGTTTCCCCGACGGAACGCCTGACCCGCGCAACTTCCCTCCCGGCACTTTGGGAGTGGTCGCCTCCGACCTGGGCCGCTATTCGGCCTTCACGATGAGCATCACGACTATGTACGCCCTTATGTCGATCACGGGCTGCAAGCTCACTTACACGCGCTCGGTCGATGTCTCCGGAAACTGCAACGAGATCATCCGGCACATGGAGGGCGATTGGGCTTGGATCATCGGGGATGACCACGAGTTTCACCCCAGCGTCTTGCTCAACCTGCTCGCGCATATGTACGAGCGCGACCTGGACGTCATCGTTCCTCACTGTCTCAAGCGCACCCCTCCTTGGCCCTCAGTTGTCTACTCGCACCAGGAAGATGGTTGGTACGTCCCCGCGTCGCTTCCGGCCAAAGGCCTTACGAAGATCCATGCGGCCGGCTCGGCCGGAATGCTGATCCGCCGCAGGGTGTTCGACGCGCTCTCGGATCCCTGGTTTCGCCCAGCCCCTGACGCCGCCGGCCTGAACGAAGACCTCTATTTTTGCCAGCAGGTCCGGGAAGCCGGGTGCGACATCTGGTGCGACCCGGAGACATTGCTGGGGCACATCGCGATTTACACGACTTATCCGCGTCTGGACCCCGAGACAGGATTGTGGGAGGTCGACCTGCGCTTCGACGAGGACAACCGTTTCCCGGTCAAGCGGATCGCCCAGGCCGAGAAGGTGAAGGGCGCAGCAGCCTAGCCGATAAGCCCTGAAACGAGAAAGGAGGACTAGATGGCAACAGGGATAGCATCCGGGCAGGCAGACGCGATTCTCGACGCGTATTGCCGCAGCGTCGCCTACTCGGATCCGGCGGGGTTTTTCCTCAAGCTGCACACCGGCGACCCCGGAGCCTCGGGGGCAAGCAATGCCTTTGGAGACACGACCCGGCAGGCGGCTACCTTCTCGGCGTCCTCGGGAGGCGCGATCACGACCTCGGCCGACATCACATGGACGAGCGTCTCGACCACGGGAACGGTCTCGCACATCTCGTTCTGGTCTGCCTCCTCGGCTGGGACGTTCCTCGGCTCCGATGACCTCGCGTCATCGAAGGGTCTAAACGCGGGCGACAACTTCACGATCGCCGCGGGCGACCTCGACATCACGCTCGGAACCGTAGCCGCCTAGCGGTAGGGGGGCGACGTGCCCGCCTACGTCAAGCAAGTTACCAACTGGACGACTGCCGCTGGCGCGCATAGCGGTTCGATTACGCCGTCAGTTGGCGGCCTGCTGGTTATTGTCGAGGGCTACTCCGGCGGGACTCGGGCTTCTTCGACGCCGCCCACAGACAACCAGGGCGGGACATACACGAAGCTCGCCCAGGCTGAGCAAGCCTCGGGCGCTCGCTCGGCCTCCATCTGGGTCAGGGACACTCTCGTCGCCTCGGCGGTCGCCCATCAGATCACCCAGGGAGACCCGCCCGGATCCGACACGGGCGGCGGCTTCCAGGTGCAGGAATGGTCGGGGTTCACGGTCGGAGGCTCCGTTGTTCTCGTGCAGTCGGCGCAGCAGGACACACAGGCGGCGAGCACGACCCCCGCCCCGACTTTCCCGCAGAGCGCCGCCACGGGCAACCCGACGATCGGCCAGGTTGTGAACGCTTCCACGACGGCGACCCTGACGGAGCCGACGAACTGGACCGAGCGCGTCGACACCGGCTACAACACGCCTGCCACCGGCCTGGAAACGGCCACCCGTGACTCGGGCTTCACGGGCACGACCATCACATGGGGCGGTACTTCCCCCACCGCCTTCTGCGACATCATCGTCGAGCTCGCAAACAACGCGGCGAGCGCGATCTCGGCACCGACGGACATCGGCAAAAACACCCCGGCGGCCGGGTCGACGTCGAGCACCGTCACCTTCACGACCACCGCAGCAGTTCCCTCGGGCGGCAAGATCCTCCTCGCGGTCGGCTGGTTCTCGGCTGGCGCGACGCTCTCATCGGTGAGCGCCACGGGCTGCACCGGCGCGGTCATGGGCCAGCAGGCGAACGGCTCCGACCGTTTCGCGCTCGCCTATCTGGACGCGCCGTCGGGGCTCGCCTCCGGGTCGACGGTGACGGCCACCTTCTCGGCCTCGACCGCCGACTCCCGCTACATCTGCGGCTCCTACATCACAGGAGCTGCAACCGGTGACGGCTACGGGTTCGCAGGCGCCAACTCCTCGACCGTCTTTTGGGACACGCCCAACGTAGGGACCACGCCTGCGGTCGGAGATTTCGTCCACGGCGGCGCCTACAACGCGACGGGTTCGACGGTCACGAGCGAGCCGGCGGTCGGCAAGGAGATCCACGACTTCAACGTCGCCTCCGACTCTGCGCTGACGGACACCTGGCGATGGGCCGGTGGCGGGCCTTGCGACGCGCGCGGAACATGGTCTGCCTCTGGGACGGTGGCGCAGGCGGTCGTCGCCTATGCCCCGGCTGCCGGTGGGCCTGCTACGCAGTTCGGCGCATCAGCCACGGATCTGACGATGAGCTTCACCACGGTCGGCTCGCGGCGCACGTTCTCAGCCTCGACCTTCCCCCTGTCGATGAGCTTCACGACGAGCGGGAGGAGGGCCCCGAGGGGCGCTTCGACTTTCCCGCTCTCCCTCTCCTTCACCACGGTCGGGCACCGGCTTCTGAAGAGCTCGTCCACGTTCCCGCTTTCGGTCTCCTACACGACCAGCGGCAGAAGAGCACCCAGGGGCGTATCGACCTTCCCGCTCAGCATCACCTTCACGACCTTCATCCCCGGCACGAAGACGGAGTTCGGGGCCTCGACGTTCCCGCTCACCGTCGCCTACACCACCCAGGGGCAGAAGAACGCGCGCGGGGCTTCGACCTTCCCGCTCACGATCTCGTACACGACGCAGGGGAAGAGAACCGCACGCTCTGCGAGCACCTTCCCGCTGACGCTCTCCTACACCACGCAGGCGAAGAAGACGGCTTTCGGAGCAAGCACCTACCCGCTCGTCATCAGCTACTCCTCGAGGCCCGCGAGCCCGACAGGAGTTTCCACCTTCCCGCTCACCATCGGCTACACGAGCTCGGGGAAGGTAACAAGACATGGGCAGTCGCAATACGCACTCACCCTCGGGGTTGTCGCTTCTGCGCGTGCTACACGCTTCGCCGCCTCAGCCTTCCCCCTCGCCTTCACCTACACGGCCGCGGGAACCAAAACCGCCTGCGGGGCCTCTGCGCTTCCGCTCGTCTTCCTCATCTCTTCGAGCTGGCGGGCTTCGCAGATCCCCGGCGACATCACGCTCGGAGACGCGAGCGAGGCTGCCGTCTCGGCTTCAGACCTCGGAGACGATGCGTTGGCGATCATCGACTCGCGAATCGACGCCGAGCTCATAGCCAACAACGACGTCGCTCAGGTCAGGGTCATAGATACCTAGCCGATAAACCGACTGTGGCGGCCATCTCGCATCTCGACATCGGCGACGTCTGGAAGCCGCAGGCGAGCTTCACGGTTGCGGGCTCGCCAACAGACCCGACGACGCTTGTAACGCGGCTCCTGGCGCCCGACGGCACGCTGACGACGGCGAGCTACTCCGTCGCTGCTCTCACGAGCGCCAGCACCCCCGTCGCCAAGACGACGACGGGGACGTTCGTCTATTCGGTCTCTCTCGACCAGTCCGGCCACTGGTACGTCCGCTTCGAGGGAACCGGCGCAGCCGTAGCTGCTGAAGATTCCGAGGCGGTCGTCGACCCCTCTCCCTTTTACGCCAACGGCGGGCTCTCCGATCGCGCCCTCATCTCGCTCGGGGAAGCGAAGGACTGGCTCGCCTCCAACCTCATCTCGACCACGAACGACAACAAGCTCATCAAGACGATCAACGCCGCGAGCGAGCGCATCATGCAGGCGGCGGGGAGGGAGTTCAAGCCGAACGGAACGAACCCAGAGACCAGGCGGTTCGCGATCATGGGCGCCGGCTACACGGTGCAGATCGGGGACATCCAGACTTTGAGCACCGCTTCGACCACGATCTCCGTCTCGCAGTTCGACCCCGAAACCGCCCTGCACACCTTCGCCGCTAGCGATTACTCAGGTCTCCCCCGCAACCGCAAGCCCTGGGAGCCCTACACGGGCCTCTACTTCATGAGCTCGACGCAGGGCTATTACCGCTGGTCGAACGTCGTCGACATCACCGGCTACTGGGGCTTCCCTGAGGTTCCCGAGGACATCAAGCACGCCACCCTCCAAGCGGTTGCCTACTGGATGGACGTGGACGTCGAGCACTTCCGCCAGGACCTCGCCGCCATCCCAGGAGGGGCAGAGGGCGGGCAGACG